TCGTCTCCTATTGTTTTAAAATCTTCTATATTACCGGAAATACCTTCATTTAGTTTAGATGTTATATCAATTAACTTTTCGTTTGCAGTATTAAGATCTTCTGAACCTTTGGTTAATTTCTTTTGTTCTGCAGTCGATTCTTTTAATTTGGCTACATATGCAGCTGCATTTTCAACTTGCTTTCGCGAAAGCTGAACAATGTCAGCTTGAATTGATGTAAATTCTGCTAAATCAATCGCACCGGCTTTATAGAGAGCATTTAAGTCTTCTTGTAGTTTTACCGTTGCTTTATTTGGTTGTTTAGCCACTATCTATCCTCTATTGACACTTTGGATGGTTTGGACTACGTTTGCATAAGTTTTTAAGTAACTTATTTAGTCTTCCATGATAATCTTCTAAATCTGCTAAAGCTGTCTGTAATTCTGGATCATCTTTTGCAATTTTATATACTTTTTTGTATTTGCTTTTTACTTTCCTAGACATGAACATTCGGGCAATACTTGATAATATACCTTCGTTAATTTCTTTTATCTGGTTAAGCGAATCTTGTTCGAATTTATTCATATTAAGTCCCTTTTTAATAAATATCGTTCTACCGGTATTTATCTTCTAAATTTAGGGGCCTTGGATCTAGATTTTGATTTTGCTTCTCGTTGAGCCTTTTCTTGAGCCTTATTTTGATCTTTATGAATCTTATTAATTTTTTGTATGAAAAATTTCCTTAAATATACAGGCATATTGTATGCTTCTGTATATGAAAAGTTTTTTCCATAATACATTAAATCGAATATTTGATTTTGAAATATTAATCTATATTTTGACGTCAGGCCAAAAAAAGTCCAACCCGACGCTAAGACGGCTGCGAAAGGTATCTCCGGATTCTCCGTCCGGGACTTGAAGAGTCATATCAATATCAGGTGTAATTGAATCAATATATTTTCTTAAAGCACGTGAATCAATTGCTAGTAACTGACTATCAACAAATTTTCTTATTGTGGCACTATCATCATTGCCATCTACAGCTACAATTGTATGTTTTAATGTTGTAGTTAATTCTGCTGGAGCTTTTTTTAATTTTTTAAGTCCTTTTAATTCTGCATCAATTTTTCTTTGAATACCATGAGTTAAATGTTGTACTTTAACTGTACGTTTACTTACTGGTAATTCAAATGTAAATGCATCTTTTTTATCAAAACTATCCCAATCAATTGGTTTATCTTTTAATTGAGTTAAATCAACTACTGTTTCTATTTTATCACCTTCTTCATTTGTTACTGTAATTTCATAATCTTTTCCATACCCTAATACTCTTGCTGCAATCATGACAGCATTTTTATCTCCTAACAATAGATCATTATAATTTACTGGTGTAACAATAAGTGATCTAAATAATTTATCTAAAACAACTCCTGCTTTAATAAAAGATTGATTTGTTAAAATATCTTCTTCTTTTGCAGTCATATACTTCATTTCAATCTTACCAGTTGATAATGGATGACCTTCAGGATAAAATTTACCTTTTGATGGTAATTCTACTATTTCTGTTGGGTAATCTCTTGCTTCAGATGTTTGTGCAGCTTCTTGTGCATTATATTGTGCTTCTGCAATTTTCTTTAATTGATTATCAGACATCGGCTTTCCGGTCTTTGGATAATCTTCGTTAACTAATTTTGACATATATTATCTCCAATAACTTAATTTTATATAAATATGCTATAAATGTAAAAAATCCCACCATAAGGTAGGATTCTTTAATGCTTTTGAAATATTCAATTAGAATTGTAATACTGCATAATCATATTTTAAAGTCAATTCAATTTGAAGCGGATCTTCTGTTGCCCAATCCATATCTCCAAATGTTGCTGATGATATGAAAGAACCTTTCAATGTCCATTCTTCAACTTTATCACCTACAGGTCCTAAAGTATTAAATGTAATATCTTTTTTGTAAAAGTCACTATATCCATCTCTACCAGTTACTGACTCGTGATGTAATCTAACCCATTCCATAACAGCTTGCGCTCCTGATGGAACTACTGGGTCATATAACGTTACCGTCACATCTTGCCATCTAGACTTACCTTTTAGTTTTCTTTCAACATTAATATGATCTAATATAACTTCACCTTGATCAATTGATGGTCTCGAAGCAGCTTTAACTAAGTATGCTGGTATTCCTTCAATGTACATGATGAACCTATTAGCCATTTTTGGCTCATAAGCCGTATAAAATATTTCGGTTGGGTCAAGTAATTCTGCCATCTTTTATTTCCTCTTTAATATAAATATACACTATCCTAAATTTTATTCAGGAAATGCTGCTCCTGTTGGTAAAATATTGAAATCAATTATGATAAATTCAGCTGCTTTAGCAGGTTGCATAAATATTTGTCCTACCATTTGATTTCTATCAATTACATCAGGTGTATTATTTGTTTCATCCATTACAACTTTAAATGCATACAATCCTTGTCTTTGTTGTACATTTTCAAAATATGGATTAACTATACTTAAGAATCTATTTCTTGTTGCCGCTGTATTATTTTCAAATATTAAGAACTTAGTTGTACTTGCAATAAATTTCTTAGCAGCAATTAATAATCTTCTTACGTTTACTCTATCTAATGCAGATGCCTTTTTCTGTAATGTTTTTTGTCCAAATACTACTACACCACTATTAGGGAAAGTTGCAATTGGATTAACATTACTTTCATATAATGTATCTCTATTAGCATGAGTTAATTTTCTTTCTGTTTGAACTGCAATATCAATTCCACCTCTATTTAGACCGGCTGGCGCAAACCATGGAGCAGCAACTCGATCATTAAAGGCATATACACTTGGTATTACTGTTGATGCTGGAACCCAAACATTTCTTCCTAATTCATTATCTGGAACTTTAATCCATGGCCAATATTCGGCAACATAATTTGAATCTCTTGCTTCTGCTTTTGCAGTTGCTGTTGCAAGAGTGGCACCATGTTCTACTGGATCTATAACAAGGAAACAATCTGAACGAGCTTCTACCATATTAATTGCTTCAGTTAATATTGTAGCATGATTACCTAAATTATCTATCAATCCTGGCAATGTTAATAAATTAATATCATATTCATCTTGATTCTTTAATAATCTAATAGCATCAATATAAGCATTTTTAACATCATCAGATCCTGGATTATATCCTTGCGAATTTGTATTATCAATTTGCTCATAAAATAATCCTGGATGAGAAATTGACCCTGAATTACCACCACTAAATGAACCTGATGATACTACTGGTAAAAATCCTGTTAAATTTGCATCTCTAATTTCTCCATTAGCATCTAAATAATTAATTGTATTTCTATGAACTGATACTCTTACAAATTTAGATCGATTTGGAAAATCTCCTGTCAATTGAAGGAATGGATCTGTTGTTCCTGCATCTATGGTTGCTTGTCTTTGATCTCCAATTACTTTTGCAATATAGTTTGAAGAATTAGGATCTAATGTTAAATTATTATATTGTTCTAATATTATCTTTCTATTAGATGTATCATCACCTCTTCTTAAAATAAGATTAAAAGTACCTTTATTAGTATTTTTACTTGTTACTTCCCATCTAATATTATTTTCAGATCCAGATGCTAATGCATTATTTGTTCCTTCTGGTCCTACACTATTCATGTCAAATCCATCTGACAATGTTGTTAATGTAAATATATCAGTTGATGTAGTTGTATTAGTACCACCTGCTGTTGTTATTTGACTAACACCATTTGTAGTTCCAAATGATGTAGGTGTATCTGCAGATGCAGTTGCTAAAATAAATCCATTTCCTCCAGTTCCTAAATTAGAAGCTGATACTCTTAATTCAGCGGCAACTGTATCAGCTGTCACGCCTAATCCTGCAGCATTTATTTCTGTTGCTAAGTTAGCAGCAAAAGCGGTAGTCGAAGCACCTTTTGCAAAAAACTTAATTGATCCATCACTCGAATCACCTGTACCATCTACTGCAGCTACAAATGTTGTTGCAGTACCAGATGGCGATGTCAATCTAAATCTTTGACCTACTACTCCATTTCCAATTGGTAATGGACTACCAGATGCATACGAAAATCCAGATGCTGTTGCATTAGTAACGGCTGATGTTGCCGGTGCTGCTCCAGGAGCTATTCTTACTACTGTTAATGTATCTGCATATTTTAAATATTCTTGTGCAGCATAATTAGTTAAATATTTATACGAACTTTCAAATGCTCCAGAACCGGAAGAAAATTTCCCCCCAAATATTTGAGTAAATTCTGAATAACTAGAAATTATAGTTGGAATTCCTGCTGGACCTTTTGCTGTTGGTCCAATTATTGCAGCTCCAATTGCTTGAACTCCGGCTGGTAAAAACGACTGATCTACTTCTTTCGTAAATACACCGGGTGATACAATTTTTTCGGCCATGTTGATGCTCCTCTTTTACTTTATCATTTCTTATAAATATTAGAGCTTTTTGTCAAACAATCAATTTGCTGGAATAAACTCTCCACTCTGTAAATCAACTGTTCCTGCTCCATATTTTTCGTTTAGTTCTTTTACTAAATTTTGTTCTTGATCTTGCAAAGAAACATACTCTTTTTGAGCGTTTATTTTTGCTTCTTGCAATGATTCTAATCTTTGTGTTGTTAATAAAATTTCCAATTCAATTTGGCCAAATTCTGTTATTCTTTCGCCATTTTCTTTTTTTAATTCAACAATTTTATCCAACTCATTTTGTGTAAATTTTTTGTTTTCAGACATAACTTGTTCTCCTTTATTTTTATATAAATATGCTAATATAATTAATAACCACCCGGTGGATCATCTGTTATATTGAAGCCGTCTGTCTCTGTTCCAAATATTACTTTTTTAATTGAAAATCTTTTTTCAAAATTTGATTTTCGTAATTCAAATGGCATTAATAATGTACCTTTAACAGTGGCTGGAATTGTTGCTCTTACTACTCTATCTTCACCGGTGGCATTTGTAGTTTCAAATGATACATCTTGTAAATATGTCGGAAATTTATATGTTGTTCCGTATGCAAATCCATTGGTAGGTATAATTTGTTCTATTAATGTATTTAATTGTTCTGTATATTCTGTCCATAATAAAAATTCATATGCAACATCAATAAATTCTGGTATTGGAGCAACATAATATTCGGTTGCTTTTTTTACTCCTTGAAGTACGCTAAATTTTCCATATCTATTTTCTTTGGTATGTTGATTTCTAAACACAAAATCATTGCCAGAAGGATTATTATTAACACCGATAGATTTTAAAGTATCTCTTTCTGTTATTGAATTTCGTCTAATACTTATAACTGGTGTCATTATTTTACCTTTACGATCACGCATAAATCCTTTAGCTTGTACTTGTGCCCATTTTTCTCCATTTGCATACATTACAGGAACATCAATAACTTGTCCATTTTCAACTACATAAGGTTTTATCACATCACGAATATATGATATAATAGCAAAATCAACATCTTCAATAGTTATTTTAGGTGTCTTTATTATATCAGTATCACGTCGAGTTTCATTTGCACGATTTGTTTCTGCATTTCGTGAAAATGATGAATATGTTTTATTTAGTTCATTTTTTGCCATTACAAGTTCCTTGGTATAATATTACCTTTGTTTATTCCCGATCTTACTTCTTGAATATTTAATCTATTTCTTCTTGTTACATGTGCTGTTACTCGAACTGCTATAGACAAACCAAACTCGCCTCTATCGCCTTCTGTAAAGCCTATATCATGACTTGGATTTCTTCCAGTAAAATATTGAGATGCGCCTACTCCATCTATTTCGTAAAATTCATTATCATACTCAATCACATCTCCTTCTTCAATATGAATATTTTTATCCTTTAAATCATCACGAAGAAAATTAAAAAATCCTTCTCTTGTTGAATCATATCCTGTATCATCTCCTATATAAGATTTTTCTGATTTTTCAATAATACAATTTATTCGCATAGGTTGGTAATATACTTTACTATCCGATTCATCATACATATTAGATTTAGTATCTTCTAATGACAATTTGTAGAATGCTATTTCAACC